GCGAAATGCATCCCCTCTGCTACGGCAACCGGATAAACCGGAAAGCACGTAACGACCCGGCTGATTACCGGGCGGGAGGCGATGATTTCATCTCCTCTGCTGGGGTCACCACTCCCAGCACGTCAGTAACTTGTCTATGTTACTGGCGCCCACACGAGCTTTAAGCCGACGGCTCGTGGTCGTCCACTACGCCTTAAGTGATCCGTCTGCACCCGAGAGATCCCCGGATGCATAAGACACTTCAGGAGAGCTGGTACACCGCTGAGAGGTGAGCGCGGAATTCTCACATCAACAGAATACCCCCTCACTTCAGGTCTATGCAACGTTGGAGACATCCGATGAATTTCCGGAGGTTCCAACCCCACACGTCCCAAAAGCGACGAGTTGCTAGACACATATGGAAACCGACCGCCCAAAAGGCGAAGGATTTCCGTATCCAGCAGTTCCACAGTTTCTAACCAACCATGCTCGCAAAGCTGGTTGCGAAAAGAAACTAAGGAAATCAGCTCTTCAGCGTAGCGCCGTGTGTCAGGAAATGCTCTCCTAGACCGGACTATTGACACGTCCTGTCCAAGAAAGTACTCCTTTCCACAAGACTCTCGGAATGGTCCATTCCAGAAAGACTTGCGCCGATTCACTTGAAATCCGAAGATTTCAAGCATATCGGACACGGCTACGGCCTTATCTGCGGGGACAATGATATCGTCTCCGTAGACGCGCACCGAGCCGACTAGCCGCTTAATACGCGGCATCGTCGGAGACTGCGACGTGCCAAGACATCCTAACAAGGCAACCGCTGTAAACAGCATCGCCTCAATTGGGAATGTCAAGGCAGAGCCCATGGACGCAAACTTCTGAAGAGGGATTACCTCTCCAGAAGGTAACTGACATCGCGTTGATCGGCATGCTTGGATACCTTCCAAAAAATTAGGAAAGTCTCCAAACAGCTCTTCAACAAGCCAGTTGGCAACGCGATCACTAGCTTCACTTAAATCAAGTGTCGCTAATGACCCATCCTCGCTGCCTTTACGGGCAAGCAGCTGATTAGGCGCTTGATCCGTAAAACCAGTAAAGGACCCTGAAATTAAGTTTGACTCAATTTCAGGCACGAGAGACTGCATGATAGCCTGCTGTATATATTGCATTACAGTAGGTTCTTCTGCAATCAAACGTGGTGTTGCCTGCGTTTTTGGAACAGCTACCAATCTAGTCGGTAGCTCTT